AACCAATCTCGCATGTGGTCTCTCAACGCACAATGCGGTGTTCCATGTATCTCAACATGTCGGTCCGCATCAGATCTTCCCCTCCACCCACTTCGCCACAATGAGCCCCGGCAGTGCGTCCTGCGCCCGCTCAGCATCCCGCGCGAGATCCAGCCGCTTCGGCAGCTTCACCTGCGGCACCAGCAGGAAGATCGGCGCGGTGACCTTGCCGCGCCCGGTCTTGGAGCGCGACACTACCGCCTGTCCCTTCGTGTTCAGCCGCCCCTCTGCCACCAGCAGGCTCGGCCCTGTGCGACGATAAACGAACTGCAGCCGCAACCCACGCCGCCGCTCCCATTCGCCGGGAGTGATCCGACCTCCGCGCGCGGACTTGCCCGCGGCTGGTAGCGGGATCGCCAACCAAAAACCGCTCTTGGAGCGGATCAAAGGGCCAGTGTCATGCGCTCTGATGATCTCGGGCGCTTTCGACCAAACAAGTGCAGCCGCAGCCAGGCTCTCGCCCGACCGCGGATAGGTCTGACTGCGGATCGAGTTAGCCAAACGCCGCCCCAGCCCCGCGCCAGTGATTTGCGCGCGCCAGGCGGTCTTGAGCTCGGTCCCGGCCTCGCGCATGGCAGCGGTCACGGCCTTTTCCCCGGCGAGGACTTCTGCGCTCATGGCCGCCACAAGATCCGGGGTGATGTCGAGCTTCAGCTTCATGCTGGCCGCAGATCGACGGTCCAGACCAGCCGCTCGGTATCGCGCACCGGCTCTCCCTGGATCAGATAGCCCTCCCCGTCGATCTCGATCCGATCCCCGGGCCGCGGGATTGGGACCTCCGAGACCCGCAGATCAAGCCGGGTGGTTTCCGACCAGAGCCGGGCTTCCCCAAAGCTGGCCACATCATCAGGCCGGCGCAGGATGGCGCGCACCATGACCGCGGCCCCGCCTTCGGTCGTGTAGACCACGTCGCGACCAAGATGGGCATCGGCAAAGATCGCCTCAATCGCAGATGCAAATGCGGTCATTACGTCCGCCGGGCGCTGCGCAGCACCTGCGGGCGCGTGCAGATCGGCAGCGGGTTGCTCTCGATCTCAAGGCGCACCCATTCGTCACGGTCCCGGTCCGGGATCATCCGCGCATAAAGCGGCAAGCCCATCGTGTTGACCGTCTCAAACGTATCGGCCGGCGCGTAGTAGATCTCAAACAGCCCCTCGACACCCTCGGGATAGAAGTACGCCTTGTCGGTCGGCAGCCCAAACCCAAGGCCCCCGCGATACCGGCGGAAGGAGATACCGCCAAAGCTGACCTCCTCGCCCACCCTGCCCCGCAGATCCGCCGCTGCGGCTGTGTTCAGATAGGTCTCGCGCACCTCCTTATGGGCCACGAGATCGGCAAAGAAGGCCGAGCCGCATTCGGCGCGCAGCTGCACCTGCCCGGCCGCCAGCCCACCAAGGCTGTCCTCAACACTCTCAATCATCGCCTGACAGCGTTTGCGCAGCGCGCCTGAGCCCGGGCTTGCCGCATCGAGATCAAAATCCACCTCCGCAGCCGGGGTGATGGCGAACTCAGCATAATAGTCGATCACCGTGGCCCCATCCTTGGGGTCTTTGACCACGCCCTGGATGCCATTGAAGAGGTGGAACTCAAAGGTCGCCTCCGCATCATTGCGCAGCCGTCCCATCTTGCGGGCCACCTCGGACTGCACCTGCTGGGTGGCCGTCTCAGAGCCAAAGTCGCGGATGCCTTGGATTTCTGAAGCCCAGAGGACGTCCTGTTTCTTGAACTGACGACACACAAACGCCCGCATGTCGCGCCGCTCAGGCACCTGTTGATCATAAGCCGAGCCCCGCTCCGAGAACGGGATCAAAGACAAGGTGCCATTGCGGCTCTCAATCATCACGGTCCGCGCCCGCACACCGCGACTGCCAAAGAGGTTGGAGCCAGACAGAATTGCCGGTTTGAAGGGGATGTTTTCGAGCGCGCGGGTCAACTCGATAATGGAGAAGGCATCGCCTTCAAAGATGTCCATGGTGGCCATTACGAGCCTCCTTAAGGGTTTGGGATATTGGGAGTGTGCCTAGGATCAGCCGGGGATCAGCGCAGCAGGATGCCAAGGGCGGCCAGAGCAGCCGTGGCGGTGGCGATCTGCGGATCGGTTGCGCCTTCGGGAAAGAGGATCTCGCTTAGGTTTGCGATCGCCGGGCCGCGCAGGATCACTACGCCAGCGGCATCCGCGTCCGTGGCATCCACGCCCGACCATAGGATGCCGGCTGCGTTCTGACTGCCGTTGGAGGCCCCGGGCGTCAGCACAGTGTTTTTACCGCCCGTGGTGATCTTGCCAAGCACCGTGCCCGGCTCGAGCTTGCCTGCCCCGGACGCGATGGTGACGGTCTCGCGGGTGAAGTCGCGCAGGACCTCCCAGACAAGAAAGCCACCGGCATGTTTGCCTTCGGTCAGAATGGTCATTGGGGATTATCCTTTTTTATGAAATGTGCGGGCGATCACATCGCCCCAGGCTTGGGTTGAACTGGCCCGGCCAGGTTGGGCGTGAGCGCTGGTGATCTCAGGCTCGGCCTCGGCCTTGGCCGCCAGAAGAGTGCTGCGAATCTCATCAATCCCCCTGCCCTCTTCCAAGAACCGCCCAGCCATCTGCGGCTGACCCGCAAGGCGGCAGAGATCGATGACGGCGCGGGCATGGGAGATGGCCTCGGCCCGGATTGCCTTGGCATCTGGTGCCGGGACGGTCGCGGGCTCAGGGATGTTGAAGGCCACAGCATCGCTTTGCGGCGTGTTGGATGTGGCCGCGTCAGGGAGCGGCGCAGCGCTATCAGCCGGGGCGTTTGTTTCTTCAACCGCGTCAGCGATAGGCTCTGCCACCGCCTCCACCAGTTCAGGCGGTGCATTGCGGAACCGCGCAATATCAAACGCGGCCACCAGCTTCACCGGCGCGGCGATCTGGTCGATCAGACCCAGCTCCAGCGCATCTTTTGCATCAAGCCAGGTCTCGGCCGCCATCAGGGCGGCGATATCTTCATCGGACTTGCCGGACTTGCCGGCATAGCCTTGGATCAGGCTGGTTTTGACCTTGTCGAGCGCCTCAGCGGTGGCCCGCATATCCTCGGCCGTGCCCATCACCAGACCAGAGGGATCGTGGATCATCAGGAAGGCGTTTTCTGGCATGATGACGGTATCGCCCGCCATGGCGATGTAGCTGGCAGCCGAGGCTGCAATCCCGTCGATCCAGACCGTGACCTCGCCATCATGGCGCTTCAGAGCATTGAAGATCGCCACCGCGTCAAAGACCGACCCGCCGGGGCTGTTAATCCGCAGGTCCAGGCCCGTGCCCTCCGGCAGAGCGCTCAGCTCGGCCAGAAAGCCCTTGGCTGAGACGCCGTACGCGCCAATCTCATCATAGATCAGCACTTGCGTGCGAGATCCTTGCGCGCCGCTGGCCAGCGCGCGGATCGTGTACCAGGATTGCATGAGATTACTCCGTTGTCGTGTTGGGATCGGGCGCGTCCTCTTCTGGCGCGCCGCTTGTGTTGCCGCCCGCCTCGGGCTTGGCGTGCGGGGTCGCGCGGGCCCCTTGGGTCTCGCCGGGGCTCGTGCGGTAGCTCAGGCCAAGCTTTTTTATGCGCGCGGCATCGGCCGCATTCTCGCGGTCGACCTCCTCGACGTCATAGCCTGTCGCCTCAACCACCTTGCGCCGCGAGGTGATGCCTGCCTCCATGGCCAGCACCTGGGCTTGGATGTCCTTCAGCGGATCGACCCAATCCCAGCGTGGCGGGATCCATTGCACCGCTTGGCCCTCGGCCGGGTCCTCCAGATCGAGCCTGCCTGCCAGCGCAGCCGTCTCCAGCCAGCGTCGCCAAATCGGACGGCAGAGCTGGTGCGCCAGAACCCCGTGCTGCAGCTGGCCAATACGGCGGCGGAACTCCACGAGCTCTGCCCGCAGGCTTGAGTAATTGGCCTGTCGCACATCCCCGGTCACCAGATGATAGGGCAGACCCAAAGAGGCCGAGACCGCCAGCAGCGTTCGGTATTGGAACGCCTCATAGCCGCCACCTACATCCGCCGGGCTTGAGAACTTCACATCCTCGCCCGGCAGCAGCACCTGCATGGTCCCGGGCTCCAGACTTGCCATGGCAGCACCGTCGAGATCCGCCTCGCCCTCCCCCATCATCGGGTCCTCGGGCGCGGTCTTGGTGATAAAGCCCGCAAACATCGCGGCGGTCTTTTTGCGGTCGAGCTCGGCGTCGTCATACTGATCGAGCAGGAACAGCCGCACCATGGCAGGGGCCACATGGGGCAGCCCCCGGATCTGGCCCGCATCAATGGGCCGGTAGATGTGCAGCACGTCCTCGGCCGGTACCCGCGTGGTCAGCGGCACAGGCGTGGCCCGATCGGTGCTGTCACCCGGATGCCGGCGGCGGAAGTGATAGGCCACCCGCCGCCCGATCAAATCAAACTCAATCCCACAGCGGATCTGATTGCCGTTGACTGCGGCTTCGGTATTCTCAAAGGGCAGCATCTCGGACTGCAGAAGCTGCAATTGCATTGG